AATGATAGCTGATCCAGACTATAATGCAGCTAGAGCAAGGAAAATGGAAGCAGATGCAGACCTTGCTGAATTGGAATTGCTACAAGCTAAAAAAGAATTACTTTCTGCAAGCGATGTTTTTAATTCGTGGGTAGAAGTTTTAGCAGCTATGAGGGCAAAGATGTTATCATTGCCAACTGTAACTGCTCCACTAGTTGCCAATGAAACAGATATTGGTGCTATTCAACATATAATTGAAAAACAGATACATGAAGCATTAGATGAATTATCAACATATGAACCCAATAAGCCAGACGGAAGCAAAGCAAGCACTAAGGCAAACGATAAAGTCAGCGATGTCAGTTTTAAAGCCGCCACCAAAACTAACAGTAGCAGAATGGGCAGACCAAGAAAGACGGCTAAGTTCAGAAGCTAGTGCTGAACCCGGTAGGTGGTATACGTCAAGGGCAAACTATCAAAAAGGTATAATGGATGCTATCTCTGATCCACTTATTAGGGATTGTGTTGTTATGGCAGGTGCGCAAGTTGGCAAGACTGAAATGCTTCTTAATGTTATAGGTTTTCATGTTGGTCAAGACCCTGCTCCGATGTTAGTTGTGCAACCAACTTTAGAAATGGCACAATCATTTTCAAAAGATAGATTAGCACCTATGTTAAGAGATACACCTAATCTTAAAGGGAAAGTAAAAGACCCTAGAGCAAGGGATGCTAATAATACAACTACACACAAAGTCTTTCCCGGTGGACACGTTTCATTAGTGGGTTCTAATTCACCATCTGGATTAGCATCAAGACCAATTAGAATTGTGTTATGTGATGAGGTGGATAGATATCCTGCATCAGCCGGTTCAGAGGGTGACCCAGTTCAATTAGCTAGAAAAAGAAGTGCTACTTTTTGGAATAGAAAAATCGTTATGGTGTCAACACCAACTAACAAAGGTGCATCAAGAATTGAAAATGCTTTTGAGGAAAGTGACAAGAGATTTTATTATGTGCCTTGTCCAGATTGTCATCACGAACAAAAACTGAAATGGTCAAATGTGCAATGGGAAAAAGACAAGCCAGAAACTGCTTGTTATGTTTGTGAAGAATGTGGATCAGCTTGGGATGATCCGAAAAGATATAGAGCAGTTAGATTAGGAAAGTGGAAAGCTACAGATGAATTTAAAGGTGTTGCAGGTTTCCACATTAGTGGGATTTATTCTAGTTGGACACCATTAGCAGATGCTGTTAGAGATTTTCTTAGTGCCAAAAAGATGCCAGAAACATTAAGAGTATGGACAAATGTTTATCTAGCTGAAACGTGGGAAGATCAAGGTGAACGTGTTGATGATTATGCAGTTGCAGAACGTGCCGAACCTTTTGGTGATAAATTAGATAGCAATATTATGCTTTTAACTTGTGGTGTTGACGTACAAGATGATCGACTAGAGTTAGAGGTTGTTGGTTGGGGTAAGGATGAAGAAAGTTGGAGTATTGATTACAGAACTCTATATGGTGATCCATCAACACCTCATTTATGGAATGATCTAGAAAATATTTTAAAAAATATTTATGAAACTGAAGATGGTAGACAATTACAAATTAGATCAGCTTGTATTGATAGTGGTGGACACTATACACAAGCAGTTTATAACTTTGTTAGACCTAGAGAGGGCAGAAGAGTATTTGCCATAAAAGGTATGGGTGGAGAAAGTAGACCTATTGTGTCAAGACCTACTAGAAACAATATTGGTAAAATTAGATTATTTACTTTAGGTGTTGATAGTATCAAGGAACTTATTTTCTCAAGATTGAAAATATCTGAAGTTGGTGCAGGTTATTGCCACTTTCCAGATGATAGACCAGATGAATATTTCAAACAATTAGCATCTAGTGAAAAGATTGTAACAAAATTTCATAAAGGTTTTCCAAGAAGAGAATTTGTTAAAACCAGAACTAGAAATGAAGCATTAGACTGTAGAGTTTATGCGATTGGTGCATTATCAATTTTGAACTTAAATTTAAATGTAATTTCTGATAGAATACAAAATGAAAAGATAAATAAAACAGAAGAACCAACTAAAAGACCTATTAGACCTAATCGTTTTAGGGGAAATAGCTTTGTAAATGGTTGGAGATAATAGCTATGGCAAAAAAGTGCATTTTGGGTTATAGTAACTTGACAAAATAAAAAATTTGTAAAAGGGATTTATTGTGGCTAACCTTTTCGATGCAGATAATGCTCCTACCGAAGAACCAGAAGAATTTGTAATAGGTGATTTTGTTCAATGGAAAAGAACAGATTTATCAACTGATTATCCTAACACCACTCATACTATGGCATATGTTGCACGAATTAGAGAGGGTGGTGCTAATGAGATAACAATAAATGGAACAAATTCTAATAGTGATTATTTATTTACTATAACAAGTGCAACTTCTGATGCATTTACTGAGGGTAATTATCATTGGCAGTTAGAGGTTACAGAAACAGCTAGTGGAAATAGAATTGTAATAACAACTGGTGAATGGGAAATAAAACCAGATTTAGATGTTAACAATGCAGATCCACGAAGTCATACTGAAATAATGTTAGATAAAATTGAAACTGTTTTACAGGGTAGAGCAGATGCAGATGTATTGTCTTATTCTATTAATGGTCGTTCTTTATCTAAAATGTCACCAGATGAATTAGTTCAATGGAGAAATTATTATAAAAAAGAACTAGCGATGCATAAAAGAAAAGAATTAATTAAAAGAGGTAAACCAACAGGTGCAACTATTTCGGTGAGGTTTTAGATGGGTATTTTTGATTTTTTAAAACGTGACCAAAATCCAAAAAAGATGAAGAAAAGAAATTATGGTGGTGCTAGAGGTGGTCGCTTATTTGGTGACTTTATTGGATCTTCTTTTAGTGCAGATAGCGAATTAAGATATAATCTTGAAGTTTTAAGGAATAGATCAAGGGAATTAGTTAGAGATAATGAATTTGCAAAAAGATATATTAACTTAATTAAAACAAATGTTGTAGGTGATAAAGGTTTTCATTTACAGGTTAAGGCAAGAAATGATGATGGCACATTAGATAGACCGGGAAATGCTATTATTGAAAATGCTTGGAAAAGTTGGGGAAGATTAGGTAGTCCAACTGTTGATGGTCGTATGAGTTGGTTAGATTGCCAAAAATATGCGATTGAAGCATTAGCTAGAGATGGTGAAGTATTCATTAAAAAGCTATCTGGTAAAAGATATAAAGATAATTTCAGCTTGCAATTAATTGAAGCTGATATGGTCGATGAGAAAAAGAATGAAGTTCTGCAAAATGGCAACCAAATTAGAATGGGTGTTGAATTAGATCAATATCACAAACCTGTTGCTTATTGGATTTTGACTAGTCATCCCGGAGATAGGCATTACAACAAAACACCGGGACAAAAGCATATAAGAGTTCCGGCTGATGAAATGATCCACGTTTTTATGCCAACAAGAACACATATGACAAGAGGTGAGCCATTTATGGTTTCTGTTATTAGCACTTTGAAGATGTTAGGTGCTTATAGGGAAGCTGAAATAATTGCTGCTAGAATTGGTGCATCTAAAATGGGAATGTTAACAACACCTAATGCAGATGATTTTATGGGTGATGATTTGCATGATAATCATATGCCATTGATTGATGTTGAGCCGGGAACATTTCACCAACTTCCTGCAGGTTATGATATAAAGATGTTTGATCCAGATCATCCTAATACTGGATTTGCTGAATTTGAAAGTGCTATGCTTAGAGGTGTAGCATCTGGATTGAATGTTAGTTATGCAGCCTTATCAAGTGATTTATCATCTGTTAATTATAGTTCAATTAGACAAGGAGCATTAGATGAAAGAGATGGTTATAAATCTTTGCAAGAATTTATGGTTCAACATTTTGCCGAAGTTGTGTTCAAAGATTGGCTCTCAAGTGCGATGGACTTTGGAACAATACCAATACCATCAGCTAAATTTAATAAATTTTACGATAATTCTACTTTTAGGGGTCGTGGTTGGAATTGGATTGACCCACTAAAAGAAATAAATGCTGCAGTTGTTGGATTGCAAAATGGTATTTTATCGCATCAAGATGTTGCTGCTCATTATGGTCGTGATGTAGAAGAAACATTTAGCCAGATTAATCGTGATAAAGAAATGGCTAAACAATTTGATTTATCTATGGCATTTGAACCATTTGGTCAAAAGTTCCCGGCAGAGCCAGAGGTAACTAGTGGGGATGATGATGGCGAAGTATAAAGGCGAAGATATAGACCTAAAACCAACTGAAGCAATGGCTGAAGAAGCGCAAAAAGGTCTTGATTGGCGCAAAGAATTTGGCAGAGGTGGAACAGAAGTAGGTGTTGCAAGAGCAAGACAACTAGTAAACAGACAAGAAGTATCTGCTGAAACAGTTAGGAGAATGCATTCTTACTTTTCAAGGCATGAAGTTGATAAAGAGGGTGAGGGATTTAGTCCCGGTGAAGACGGATATCCATCAGCAGGTCGCATAGCTTGGGCATTATGGGGTGGTGATGTTGGTCAAAGTTGGGCAAGAAATAAAGATAGACAACTAGATAAGATAGATGAAGAAGCCACTAGAGCAATAGAAGATGAATTTCCAGATAAAACAATAACTGCTTTAGAGAATAAAGTTGAAGAGCATAATGAAGAACACGGAAATGCAAAATCTAAAAGAGTAACTTTAGGAATGTTAGCTAAAGTTTATAAAAGAGGTGTTGGAGCATACAATACTAATCCACAATCTGTAAGACCATCAGTAAGTTCTGAAGAGCAATGGGCGATGGCAAGGGTTAATTCTTTTTTATTTGCAGTCAGAAATGGAAAATATAGAAGTGGCAAGCACGACACCGATTTATTGCCAGAGGGTCATCCAATGAAGACTGAAGATGAAAGAAGCGAAGCTAACTTAACAATTAGTGAAAATTATGTTACATTCCTTAAAGACAAAGAAAGAGGTGCTGAAATGGAAAATCGTCACGTTGTAGATGTTCAAGAAACTGAGGATACAGTCACAGTTGTTTTTGAAAAGCATCATGAAGAACCATCTGAAGAAATGTCAGAAGAAATGACTGAAGATAAAATGGGTCACGAAGAAGAAGAAAAGATGGAACATGAAGATGAAAGAAAAGAGCCTATTTCTTTAGATTATAGGGCAATGGATCTTGATGATAAGACTATTGACGAAGAAAGTAGAATTGTAAGGGTGGGTGTTTCAAGTGAAGAGCCTGTAAAAAGACAGTTTGGAATGGAAGTAATGGATCATACTAAAGAGAATATGAACCTAGAATTTTTAAACTCTGGTCGTGCGCCACTATTATTAGATCACGATATGGAAAAGCAAATCGGAGTTGTCGAATCAGTTGAACTTGATGAAAATGCTCGAAGATTAAGAGCATCTGTTCGCTTTGGAAAAGGTGAACAGGCTTCTGAAGTGTTCAATGATGTTGTTGATGGGATTAGGCAAAACATTAGTG